GGGCGAATCAACGGACATTCGGCATACTACCCGAAGGCGGCCGGTAGCGTTTCCATCACTTACCTCTGGCAGTTTCAGTCGTGCCTTAGACTACATTCCTTATTGAGCCCGGGACATGTTCGGAACAACACACTTTTCTACAAAAGGTTAAACTCACTATTACTCCCATGTAGTCTACTGCTAAGGAGGTCTCTCGTTTATTATAGTCTCGGGAGAACAGAGACAAAACACCTCAAACGGCAGTCCAACGAACGGCAGTTCCTGCCGTAAGTGTCCCAGCCGCGCCAATCATACGGACTTTCTGCGTAAACGCATCCGTTCCATTGGCTGAGACAAAGACGCTTCCTGCAAGCGCATCTGTCTCAAGCGCACCCAACGACACTCCGCTAACGAAAAACGGTACGTTGGGCCCGGTGGCATAAACAGTGGCCCCATTCTTAAAAAAATCGGCTAGCACACTTAAAGCCTCACCGGCTGAATCCTGCGCAACACATGTAAAATCAACAATGTAATTGCCAGCAGGCGGCACCATAGAACCAGCGGTATTAACAATATTCAACCCGTTGGCCGTTGCCGTAGCATTCAACGCCGTGGTGTTAACGGTCGTAACGTACGTTTGTGCCGCTGTGGACTGAAACCACGAAACCTGGTTGTTCGCAGGGGCCGACGTCGTCGACTCTAACACTGGTTTCTCGAACCAACCGGTATAGCGTACATGCAACTCTCCTATCTTCGTGGTCGCATCAACAGTACCCGACGCGCCATAATTTAGCAGCCCACAATCATACATCTTGATATCAGAGCCGCCGGGGACATTCCCTGGGCGCACGTACTTTGGCCCATTGTTAAACGCCTCACGGCAGTCAATGGCCAGTACGAAATCCTGGCACGGCATCTTGTCCATATGCGGATCAGTATCAAGCATCTGCTGCTTGCTGATAGGCGGCGCATCGGCCGCATCATAATCAAATGACAAGATGGCTTTCCCGGTAGTACCGGCAGTAGCAAACTGGGACACCTCATGCTTGTAATAAAACTCCAGCTTGGTAAACACGTACTTCTCAAACTTGGGAGCTATAGCGCTCAACCAAGGGAAAGTCACAGCCTGGCCGGGATTAACGGCGAACTGCTGTGCAACCAAATTGGCTCCATTACCAAAAGTAGTATTACCAAGCAAGTCGACGATAAACTCATCCTCGTCGAAATTGTGCCTCTTACGACCACGGCGCATCCCATCAGGCATTCCCGGAACATTCCGGGTGCCGGCGAAATCGGGTTCAAACCCATCACCCAGCCGGCGCCGCTGCGCCCGACGTCGCCCCGTCCTCGGGCGCCCGGTTCGCACGGCAACACCTGGCAACCTCACCACCGACCTCGTATACGCATAGGTATTCCGAGGCGGTAGTGGAGGAGCGCCACCATTCCTTTTCCTGTTCTTACGCTCTCTCTGTTTCCTTTGACGTTGGGGCAGAGCGACATAATTCATTATCGATGATTCGGGTAAGACTCTTGGCCTACTTATTACCTGAAAAGAAGCTACTGTTGTATCGATCAAACTTCCGGTCGCCAGACGTCTCCGGCGATTCCAGAACGTTACCGCTACATTAAACAAATAATGTAGAAACACTGCTTTCCAGAAATGTCCTCGCGCTTGCATGACGGCCGTAGCAACGTGCATAAGCGCGGCAGGAACATACCCGCTAAGTGGATACCCACGCGCCACCCACACACAGCCCTCCACCGTTATAAGCGATGCGGCCGTCAATGTGGGGCGTGTCTTTTTCAACCACTCCTCGAAAAATGGGGTAACCCAGGAGGCCCACCAGTCTACACCGGTGGCCAAGTTACCACACGCAACCTGCCAAGGCTGAGACGCCCATGCACAGTTCCAAATCTCATTGAAATACCAATACTTGTACATGTCGGATACGCGCCACTTGCGCCATATCTTCTCAAAAGCCTTCCACAGGTTGCCCTGACCCAGAAGCTCGGGATCACGCAGATCCGGATCACCCACTGCGGGTGCATCCTGAGCAACCATCATATCAAAAACATGGTGCTCAACCAAATCAGGCAAAGACTCGATCGCTCGAATATCCCTAATGGCGGACTGGCAGTCAACCTGTGACACGCCATAAATCTGCGCATACGCCTCCCAAACCTCCGGCGACTGTTGCACTGCCCTCTTTCTCCGCACATGACCTATGTCCTGAATCTTCTTCATCATAGTCATATGCTGCGGATAATCCCGTGTAAGTAGCAAAACTTGCTCAACAAACTCACGGGCAACGGGCAAATGGTTGATAGTATCTAACATGCCGATACAAATTGCGTGGCAATAACCGTAAGTACGGCCCCCAACAGCATTCTTCGACGTAGCATAAAACAACTTAGGCAACAGCTTGCCAGGCTTAGGCCCAAACGCGAAACCAGTGGGTACTGCAGCCGGCCACCACCTGCCACTGCAAAACTCCATATCCCACCTAGTACGCGACGCTTTAACCTTGAACTCAAACCCGGCACTGCGGCCAGTCGAAACAAGCAAAGCCTGGGCCTGCTTGACCAATCTTAGAGGTACCAAGATGGCCGCATCATCACCAGCAACAATAGCCTTGTGGGGCACCGATTCAAGGGCCTCTTCCACAACAACAATAACGGCTACGGTATTACCGCAAGTAGTAGTGGTCTTACCACTAGGGACCGTCCCATCTACCCGGTATACGATGCCATTACTGGTGGCACCATGCGTGACGGCATCCGCACGAAACATCTCCATGGCGGCTTCGTCAGCCCCTAAATGCTCATACAGGTCAGCCTCAACGGAAATGCAATCGACACACACACTGGCGTCCAATCGCACGGCGTCCGAATCAATAAAAGCGACGGGCTCATCGAAACTGGCCTCAGCCATCTCGAGCCAACCGTCAAGCTGCAATGCATTCAGACCCGGGCCGTAAGTGGTATCGCCATGCTCACCCTTGCAAGCCTTCGAAAAGGCGTGTGCAAAGGGACCTGTGTCATTAACATACTCAGGTAAACACCCTTGTATGAGACGGGGATCATACCCCTCAATAGCACCAAATGGCTCCTCATCTGTCGGATCAGTGCGTTTCTCTGCGCACTCCGACTTAGTGAAAGCCTTACGGCGAACGGCTTCGTACGGATGGTACTCATCATCATCCGCCTCAGCACGCTCTAATTCCCGGATTCTCGCACCCGTGTACCTCGACAACCACACCAACCGTGCGGTGGCTATTATAGGTCCCAGACCCCCGAACAGCCGAAACATTCTCGTTTTACCAACGAAGTACCACCAACCGCGCGCTGGCGGTGCACGATCACAAATGCCGCGGTTACGCACCGCGACCAGATCATTATGCACACAGTGCCTGGCCACCACTGGTATGTGGCCAGCAACCCCGAGCCCAATATGGAATGGGCCTTCGGTCTGTAGACAATCAACGTCATCACAGTTCTCAGCTTGGGGAGCTATATCTACATGACGTATGCGACACCGTGCATCTTCGCGCATATCTTTCAATTCGCGTCCACGAGCACAGTAAGTCAGCAAGGGGCTGGCCACCCTGGGTTTGCGTTTCATACCGATCCAATACCGGTAAATCGCATCTATCGCCCAGAACAGCACGTACAAAACGGGTGAGGTACCCGTGGCAAGCCTAGTGGCCTGCACTTTGGTCCAAAGTTGATGCCAAGCAAGTAGCATATGTATTATCTTACCTTTGTTCCAGACTCCAGCAACCGTCGTAATCAAGGCCATTCCTGAGCCAAGCACCGGTGCGAGCCACCTCTTATTATCCACAAACCAATTCATCCAACCTCGCACAAACTCACTTAAAGGTGCGGCAAACGGATTACTCACCAATTCATTATGGAGGGCAATGTCTCTGGCATGACTCCCGAGACACCCGATCGCTCGGGCCTCGGTATTTACCGTGCGCAACAAACCAAACGCTACCATATACGGAATACAGTCCGCACGTTCAAGCGTGGTAAGCCTGGTTGTTTTGAGCCATTGCCTGGCTTGGATATAGGCATCCGAGTAGGTACGTTGTTCTCTCGGTTTGCCTGCGGCCCACAACGCTATGTGGCCGACTCCCTGTTTTGGCACCAAAATCTGCTGGGCGTCTACTGAACAATAGAACATATCACCAGCCGAATACATCTTCGTAATTGGCCCAATAAGCACCTGGAGCTCGGTCGCACGAGGGTCCCCCAGGCCTGCTTGATCCGGTGTTGTGTCGCCATAGTAGCTGTCGTTACAAGGGTCTTTATCTATGACCGGAGCAACTACCGTATCGACCAGGTAATAACGCACCACACGGCAGTCTCCGATCTTGGAATTCACATTCCAGCAGAGCGTCAAGCCGTCAACTAGCGTTGCACCTGTGCGGGTCCAATCTGCGGGGTTTTTGACATAACGCCCCACATGCAGATCATCTTCAACCCACAAACCCTCATAGGACCGCTCCCAACGGACCTCGGGCAACCCACCGGGGACGACGTGGTGTCCCCCACGCGCCTCTCGATATTCATACTGTACACTGTAAACCTCAGGCGCTGGATCGCTGGATAGCAATAATGCCACATCTCGCGGGCTAAACCTATCAACAACGTCCACCAAAACATACTTGGTAGCGCATCCACAACCGGTACACTCCTGGCCTGGCTCGCATGCGCAGTCTGCCTCTACCCCCACGTCATCCGAAGAACGCACGTGGTGTCTAAGATAGCAGCCCGTAAATCGCTCGCGGCCGATAATTACAACGCCAGTAGGGTTGGAAACCAGGGTAGCGACACAATATTTTTCATAGAGACGCTTTACCAACATGGGTTTTATATCCACACCTTTCTCCACAAACTCAAACCCTACTAGATCTTGTTCGATCTTAGTATAAAGAGCTCTGGACATTCCCGCCGGGACCTCAAACTGAGGCAACTTTTCCAAGGGAGACTCCTCCTCCCTACCCGCCCCGGCAACAACTGTCTCATCAAATACATCGTCACCGCAGCGCGGTGAGGCAGGCTCCGCAGCCTCCTCTAAAGTACACCGCACGACATCAAGGAGGGCATCTTTCTCGCCCTGCAACTTCTGAATGTCTGCCACCACTGCCCTATGTACCAAGCTCCTCGCGGCATTCGACTTCCTGCCAAGCTCCCTCTTCTGGGAAATGCGGGCTCGGTCATGCTTGCTTGCGACGTCAATAGGGGGGGTCTTCGCACCAGATACAATAGCCTGCGCACGCTGAACAGCGGGCTTCATGGCCTGTACCTGTGGCACGGTGGAGGCACGACCATTCTGGGCAGAACAATTGTTCTTCTGCAACCAGTGGCCAAAATCCTTGCCTCCAACCCGGGGTGTCATATTGGCCGCAGCCAGACACCTGAAGCACATTTGGTTCTGTGGGTGCTTCCTTCCACTGCACATCGGACAGATCCCATCCGCCGGGCATTCCCTCGAGTCCATCCGGGCATGGACGCGGTCCTTCGAAAAATAGCATTCCTTGCTGTGGCCATTCTCCGAAATCGGTGTCGGACAAACACATCCCTCGGAATTCATCCTTGGGCTCCGACTCGTCACACTCCAGAATGGAGCAGCACTGCCCTTGCAGTGGTGTCTCACTTAAGTCAATCAGACCCAGAAGCAACAACACAATGCTTCCTAATGCACAAGAAAACGCTTGCTTGGTATACGTGCCCAAACCGCGCAAAAATATAGCAGCAATACAATCTGTAGTATACGGTCAAACTTGACCTACGGATAATGAGGGTGATAAGTCCTCTCCTAGCTACAGAT